TTAAAAAAGTAGCGTTTAGTATACAGAAGTTTTTGTCTATCAGTAATGATAGGCATGAGTTAGCTTCATTAGTTTATCCTAATTTTGACTCATGGACTTGGAGTGATAAACAAAAAAAGGAAGCAAAGAAAGTATGGAGAGATAAAATATGACAGATTTAAAAGCAGATGATATGGCAGAGATGATTAAGGAAAAAGAGAAAGAACTCTATGAACTTAAAAAAGAATATCGTGAACGTAGAACAGAAGGATTGCGACATGCACTAGAGCAGAAAAAAGAAGCTGAAAGATTAGTGCGTGAAGAAATGAAGTCTCTTGGTTATGACTATGGTTCAAACATACGTTGGTATAACTTCTAAGTATGTCAGCCTACAGTGCTACCCAATTAGCACGTAAAAATGGGTATAGGAGTGGTTTAGAGGATACAGTAGCAACCTTTCTAACAGAAAATAACTTTGACTTCTTATATGAGAAAGTAAAGATAGAATGGGAAGACCTTGCATATCGCACCTATACCCCTGACTTTGTTTTGCACAATGGTATTATAATAGAAACAAAAGGAATGTTTACAGTTGCAGATAGAAGAAAACACTTGTATGTTAAGAAACAACATCCTAATTTAGATATTAGATTTATATTTACAAGTAGTAAAAGAAAATTAAGAAAGGGAGCTAAATCAACTTATGGTGAGTGGTGTTCTAAATACGAGTTTATGTATCACGATAGAATTATACCAGAAGATTGGCTAAAAGAAAAAGGAGAAAACAATTATCCTAAGTTTATAAAATTTAACGGCAACAAAATGAGGAGAGTACCATGAAAACATATGACAACAAAGGAAATCAATTTTTTATAGAAGTTATACCTGACATTGATGATGCAGGAGAATGGCTAGGCAGATATAATTTAGCCATAAATGTTCGTAGAACAAATATAGATGATGATAGCTTTTATGCACTAGAAAATATATGTCAAATGGCTTGTGCAGCATTAAGTTTAATGGAAGAAGATATTAAATTACGTAATAGAGTACATAGTTTTTTACAGACCCCTGACGAAAAGAATACAGCCAAAAACAAAGATGTAAAGATAGCAGTTGACAATACATATAAAAATGTTATAAATGTTAATTTTAAAGGGGAGAATGATAATAAATGAATGCAACAGTAAAAGAGTTAATAGAGTTTGAAAAGGGAGAAACTTTACACGAAACAAAAAAAATAAAACCAAAGAAAGATATGGTAAACCACCCACCACATTATAATCAAAGTGGTATAGAGTGTCTTGATGCTATTCAAGCTGCTACGGATGAGGGTTTTGAGTATTATCTACAAGGAAATATTATTAAATATATTTGGAGATATAGATATAAAAATGGTATAGAGGATATTGATAAAGCTATTTTCTATATTAATAGACTAAAGAAGGTATTAAAAAATGCTAGTAAAAGTAATGATGACTCTAAAAGTTGATGAAGAAACATACGTAGGACCCTTAGATGATAGGGTTGATGAGGAACTAAAAGATTACCTAGCAGACTTGGTACATGAGATAGATGGTTTTACAATAAAAAACATAAAAATACTAGTAGGAGATAGAAGAAATGAACAATAATTATTTACCAACAGACTACCAAAACTTTATAGCATTATCAAGATATGCAAGATGGATAGAAGAAGAAAATAGAAGAGAAACTTGGTCAGAAACTGTTGACAGATATGTACAATATATGGTTACACATGTTTCTAAAAATCATAATCTTGATTTAACATTAGAATTACAAAAAGAAATATTTAATCATATTGTTAGTTTAAATGTTATGCCAAGTATGAGAGCTATGATGACTGCAGGTAAGGCATTGGATAGATGCAATGTTGCAGGGTACAACTGCTCATATCTACCTGTTGATAGCCCTCGTGCCTTTGACGAGTGTATGTATATACTTATGTGTGGTACAGGTGTAGGCTTTTCTGTAGAAAGAGAAAACGTAGATAAACTTCCTGTTGTCAATGAACATTTTGAAGAAAGCACAACTGTTATCAAAGTAGGTGATTCTCGTTCAGGTTGGGCAAAAGCATTGCGTGAGTTGATAGCTATGTTATATGTTGGACAAATACCTACATGGGATGTCTCACAGGTGAGACCTGCAGGTGCAAGACTAAAAACATTTGGTGGCAGGGCATCAGGACCTGCTCCTCTTGAAGAGTTGTTTCAGTTCTGCATAGAAAAGTTTACAGGTGCAAAGGGCAGACGTTTGTTTCCTATTGAATGCCATGATATCATGTGCAAGATAGGTGAAGTTGTTGTTGTTGGTGGTGTCAGACGTTCTGCCCTTATATCTTTGTCTAACTTAGGCGATGACCAAATGCGTCACGCTAAATCAGGTCAATGGTGGGAGAACGAAGGTCAAAGAGCATTAGCCAATAACTCTGTAGCATTTAAGGGTAAGCCTGAGATGGGTACATTTATGCGAGAGTGGACATCATTATATGAATCTAAATCAGGTGAACGTGGCATCTTTAACAGACAGGCTGCCAAAGTAAAAGCACTTGAGAATGGCAGACGAGATGCAGACTATTACTTTGGTTGCAATCCATGTAGCGAGATTATACTTAGACCATATCAGTTCTGCAATCTAACTGAAGTTGTTGCACGTGAAACAGATGATATAGAGACATTAAAAGATAAAGTTAGATTAGCTACTATTCTTGGCACATTTCAATCTACACTTACTAGATTTAAATATCTAAGAAAGGTTTGGAAAGATAACACAGAAGAAGAAAGATTATTAGGTGTATCACTAACAGGCATACTTGACTGTCCTGTCTTGTCTCCTGATAATAGTAGTTTAGCACTTAATCTTCAGATATTGAAAGAGGTAGCAGTTGAAACTAACAAGAAGATTGCCAAAGACTTAGGTATACCACAGTCAACTGCAATCACTTGCATCAAGCCATCAGGAACAGTATCACAATTAGTTGACAGTGCAAGTGGCATTCATGCAAGGCACAATCCTTTCTATATCAGGACTGTACGTGGAGATAACAAAGACCCTCTCACACAGTTTATGAAAGATGTAGGTATTCCTGCAGAGCCTGATGTTATGAAGCCTGATAGCACGACTGTGTTTAGCTTTCCTATGAAATCACCTACAGGTGCTATCACTAGAACCGAGATGACTGCCATAGAGCAACTAGACTATTGGTTGTTGTTTCAAAGACATTGGTGTGAGCATAAACCATCTGTAACTATATCTGTCAAGGAGCATGAATGGATGCGAGTTGGTGCATGGGTATACGATAACTTTGATGAAGTATCAGGCATATCCTTTCTACCTTTTAGTGAGCATACGTATAAACAAGCTCCTTATCAAGATATAAATGAAGAGCAGTACAAATCATTTATGGACAAGATGCCTAATCATATTAATTGGTCTCTTCTAAAAGAGTATGAAAAAGAAGATACTACAATAGGCAGTAAAGAGTTAGCCTGTACTGCAGGTGTCTGTGAGATAGTGGATATAGAAGCTAGTTAATGTTTGAGGGAACAGAGATAGTATGGTGGCAATGGTGGTTACTTATTGCCATCACTATAAATACAACTATAAATTTAATTGTTTTCTTTAAAGGCAGAAAACTACATAGGGGAGAAAAGTAATGCAACATTTAGAGCCTACTGCAGAAGATAGGAAGAAGTTTGACATAGACTTAAAGTATGGTCAGGTCAGAGAAAAGTATGTAGCAGATATGTTGCAGGACAAAAAGATTGAAGTCAAGAGTGAAAGAGATATGTGGCAACGAACAGGTAACATAGCTATTGAATACGAGAGTTATGGTAAACCTAGTGGCATAAATGCAACAGAGGCTGACTTTTGGTTTCATAACCTATGTGTGGGTGACGATGTTTTCTGCACATTGGTATTTAATGTTGATAATCTTAAAAAACTTATTGACAAACTAGACTACAAAAGGTCTGTGTCAGGGGGAGACAACAATGCATCTAAGATGTATTTATTAAACATACAAAAACTGTTTTCTTCTGATGTAATTAAAACATTTAAAGGAGAATAATAGTGAGAGAAATGTTAATATCGGCTTTGAAATCTTATTATGTAGGACACATAAACAAACACATTGCTAACGTAGAAATATATCTAAGCAGGTCTACAGGTATTGGAGAACACTCAGATATAATACAGGCTATGGATAAAGAGATAGCAGAAATAGGTAAGTATGATGACAGATTATCTATGATATTAAAATATCTTGAAAGAAGGCAGATTGATGAACAAAAAGAAACGAAATCCAAATCTAAATAAGTATGATGCACCTCTGCGTATTCAGTTTGAACGAGGTGCAAACGCTTTTAAAGGAAAACAGTATATACAAAACTTAGGTAAGAAAGGAACTAAAATAATATCTACAGTAAGTCCTTACAATCAAAATACTATGCAGCACAGAGAGTGGCAAAGAGGATACAACTTTGCATATTATAAAAACTTGGAGAAGTTAAAACGTGAGGAAACTAGAGGAAGAAGCAAAGAAGTTCATGCAGTCTAAAAATAAAAGCATGATAACTGCTGACGAATATCAGAACAAGGCAAAGGCAACTGCAATCTATCCAAAGAAAGATGCGTTGCCTTATCTTGTTTTAGGTCTTACAAGTGAAGCAGGAGAGGTAGCAGGGAAAGCTAAAAAATTAATACGTGATGGCACACAATCAGATTTAGCATCAGAGATTGGCGATGTGTTATGGTATTGTGCCATGTTAGCTACAGAACTAAATGTTAGTCTTGGTAAGCTAATGGAAAATAATCTTGATAAGTTATACAACAGAAAGAAGAGAGGCACTATACAAGGGTCAGGAGATAGTCGTTAATCCTCTGTAGTAAAATTATATTCAGGGAATGAGGTGTCTAAAGAAGTATCTTTCTGTACAAAATCTAAAACTTCTTCATCGTTAGATATCAAATCTATAAACTCTTGATAATCAGTAGATGTCATGTTTTTAAATTTTTCTTGTGGCAATAGTTTATAAATTGTTTGTTTTAATAAAGTTGGCTCATCAACTCTCAATCTTGACCTAGCTTCTGCTATTTGCAAAAGCCTCTTTTCAGATTGTTTATTTCTAACTTCATCACTAGCAAATGCTCTGCTGTTTTTAATCATAAGTTCAGCAGCACTTTCTAGGTTACCTCTTTTCAGTTCTCGTGTTATTCTTTCAACTGACATTATCTCGACTTCTCTACTTTAATTATTTCCATCGCCCATTGATATAGTGGCATTATTTGACCATTTTTTCTTCTAATTAATCTATTTAAGTTTGATTCTAAATTTTTTAATTCATAAGGCAATCCGTCTGCAAAACTAAGTTCTCCTGTTCGCATCATTCTTTTGTATATTGTATTTGCAGTCTTTCTTTTAGTCTGTGGTAG